ACTTGATTGGGATTACTCATGCTGTATAGCCTTCACTTATAAATAGTTTACCCTCTAAATAATAGTTTTTGCTACCACCTGGTTCTGTTAGTAATACGTCATAAAATAAAATACTGGGAGTAAAATTTGTTGTATCAGTATCACTTAAAGAAATATCTACAATTCCATTAGCTCTGTCAGTATATGCAACAGTCCAATCAGCAAACTTTGTACTCCTATCTTCGTTATAAACCTGTGCTGCAACAGTATATCCTGTTAAATTTATAGCCGATCCAGTAGAGTCTTTAAACGTAAGACGAATAGGAAAATCTGCTCTTCGATCTACTTTAAAGTTTTTTACACCAGGGATAATTGCCATTATGTTGTAATTTCAAAAGCTGTGATAATACTTGGAAATCTTGCTGCATTTGAACTATCTGTATCGTCATCATTTCTACCTAAATAAAACGTACCAGCACTTGAAGCTGCTCTTCTATGTTGAATACTGTAAGTCGTTTCAGAAGTAGTAGCTGGTGAATCTAAAAATTCAAAAGAAGTTTGTATATAGGACAAAGAACCTTCACCATAAGAATCAATAACTGTAGCTGCCTGAGTCCTACTACCGTCACTTGCTCCAACAGAGCCACTTATTTCTGCCCCTCCTCTAGCTAATCTAAAATAATGTGCCCAAGAACTTCCGCTAGGAAAACCAACAAATGTAAATCTAACTAATATTTTATTTGAGTTTGATGAGGGTGTGATAGCTACTGTTGGCCCTATATTCGTAAAAGTATCTGCTGTGGATGATGCTGTATCTGTTTTAACTGTTTGCTTCATTTGGATAATTCCACCATTAGCACCACTTGGCAGACCACCGACAGGAACTATTGAATTAACTTTTAGTTGGCTCATGGTGCAATCTCCGTAGCTGTGAATACCGAAACATATCTACTATATTCACTATTATTACTATCACTATCTGTTCGATTCATATACATAGTCCTTGTTGACCCAGAGCCATGTCCAAATGCTAGGCTATATGTTAAAGAAGAAGTTGATGCAGGTTTATCTAGTAAATAAATAGGAAAACTAGTCGGATGAAAAGTGGATTGTGATCTTCCACCTGCTGAAGCTCGTTGTCTGCTGCCATCAGCATCACCAATAGAATTAGCAGTGCCACCACCATTAACTGCTGTTGTTAAAATGCTGCCATCTCTTCTATACGCTATGTGTATTTCTTGTTCAACTCCAGAAGAGTTGAATGTTGCAAAACCTCCTAATAATATTAAGCTAGAAGTACTAGAAGGGGTAATACTTACTGTAAAAAAAGAGTCAGTATTACCTTGTGATCCTGAACTTATACTTTGCGAAGCTGTGTCAGTTTTAACTGTTTGAACTATTTGCAATACCCGTGAAAGGGTATTACCAGAAGTATCTTGTAGTGTATTAACTTTTAATGTACTCATGGCTTAGGATATTTAGCTTTTACAGCAGCAACGTGATCCTTCCAAGTAGTCGTTCCATTAACAGCATCTTTATACTGCATATCTAACTGATCGCCTATAGAAGCGTAAATAGTATCTGTTGTGCCAGCTTCACCTGTTCTCTGCTTTTGATAAAGAATTGCAGCAGCTTCAGCATCTAAAGTAGTTCTCGCAGCAGTAACAAGACTGTTGTCAAGTGAGATTACGTTACCGCTTGCATCAAACGCTCCAGTGCTATCATCAATCGTTACAGCATTTGGATAAGCTTTGCGTATTGCTTCGTGATCTAATCCCATAGTTAGTTTTTAATTAGATTATACATGGAAGTAATCATGCTGACACCTCCATTACAGTTAAAGTTGAAGTACCAAGTGAAGCATTTGTATTATCTTGCGTATATCTAGTAGAATTTACATAAAAAGTACTACTTGATCTTGTTTTTGCTTTTAATTTATATGTAACTTGACTTGTAGTATTAGGCGAATCTAAAAATGAAATATGGTTTGCTGGATTACCATATTGCATTTCTCTATCACTTGCAGCATAAGCTCCCATTAGAGTAAATCTTTGCTTATTACCATCAGCATTAGCTTTTAATGGTTCAGTTCCATCTCTGTCTAACATTATACCTGTTCCAGTATCTTCACCAATAACTGAACATTGAGCTATTACTAATATTTTGCTAGTGCTTGAAGTCGGAGTAATATTTACTGACATACCAGTTATATCTACAAATGATGTACTGGTGCTAGTAAACACATCAGTTTTTACAACTGATTTTACTTGAATTATTCCGCCACCACCTCCTGTTGGTACACCTGCTACTGGTATTATGCTGTTGACTTTTAATGTGCTCATAATTTAAACGACTGTCCAGGTTTCACCAGCACCAACTGTAACTGTTACACCTGATTGTATAGTAATTGGACCAAAGCTGCCAGCGTTTTGTCCGTTAGTAATAGTATAACTCTGAGTTACTGTTTGGTCGTTTTCCCAAAAGATATTGTCACTTCCAGCACCTTGAGCACCTGCACCAGCAGCAGCCCAACTTAATGTACCAGATGCATCAGAAACAAGAGCATAACCAGCAACAGAAGCATCCGCAGACGGTAAAGTCCAAGTTAGACTAGATGAAATTGTAGATGGTGCTTGAAATCCTACATAATGACTAGAATCAGCATCAGCAAATCTGAGATCATTCTGAGCCTGTAACGTCAATCCATTAGCATCCATTATCAATCTTTCTGTACCGCTGGAAGAAAATCCCATTACGTTGGCAGATTTTCTAAACAAACCCAAATCTGTATCTGTATCAAAACTTATAGCAGGAGTACTCGCTGTTCCCGCATCATCAGCAAGAAAAGCACCTGTCATCGTACCACCTGCCTTAGACAATAAACCTAAATTATCCTGATCTATATTTCCTATCTCAGTAAAACCACCATTAGAACTATTTCTTATCTTTAAAATATTTGTAGTGGTATTTAAAAAAGGCATACCAGCAACACATTGACTTGCAACTAAATCACTGGACTTAGAATTACTCGATTGGATCGCAGCAAAGACAGCGTTTAAATCAATACGGACGTTAGCTCCTGATGCGTTTTCTATTGTATAATTTGTTACGTCAGCCATAGTTAATAACTATTTTCCTCCATGTTACCCTCCTTTGCCGAAACCAACAGCACTGTAGGTAAAGTTCCTATCAATACTAGCATTACTTGAGTTCTTGAAATGAACTGTAAAGCCAGTACCAGATATACTTGAAAGCTCAAAGAAATCACCTGTAGCCATATTCTGAGGAGAAATATTAACAGAAGGTAAGAAATTATTTAAATTGCCAAGTGCAGAAGTTCCAACAAAGAATGGTGCTGTAAATGTAACTGCTTTTGCTCCTGCTCCAGATGCAATAACAGATGACTGTTCTGTTCTTGATGGCATTGTCGCTGTATAACCTGCTTGTTGTAAATTCATATTCTGAGCAACATCAGCAGTTTCTAAAGTAATTCTAAACTGAAAGCCTCTGCCCTTAAATGTTCCATTAGCAAAATCATTAAATGATGTATATGTAGGTGAACTACTGGGATTATCTGTTGTAGTTCTTACTGCTATTTTTGCATTAGCATCATTTGCAACCGTTCCATCAAAATCTGTCCAGGTATCTATATTATCTGTTCTGTTATCAAACTCATCTCCAACATAAAAACCTTCTCCTTGAAAATGTCTTTTTAAAGTAAGAGAGAATGTACCACCAAGATCAAGAGTATCTACAAAATCATAAGTACCACTAGCATTTAAAGATGGATCTGTAAGTTTTAATCCACCAAGAGTTGAATCAAAAGTAACATTAGACTTTGCTCCGTTATAAGGTGTACCGTCAGTATCTTCTCTATCGGTTTTGACAATAATAGAATCAAGTATATCTACTAAAGATAAGTTTACTTTTGTTTCGTTTTCACTAAATCTACCACCATCATCTTGAAATTTAAGTAGATATGTACCTGGTAAAGCAGGACAGATAGCATCTGTTGAGTTTCCCGCCACAGCTTCTATAACATCCTGTGCTGATTGAAAAGTTGCACTATTTCCTGTCTGATTCGTATGTCTGATATAAACTCGACCACCATGAAGAACATCAATCGCAGTTGCCTGTTTAAATTTTAATCTTACGAATTGTTCATTTATTGGCTCAATACTTAAATTAGAAACATCTTCTGGTAACGCAGTTTTACCAACTGCTGTAAATGTAGTTGTAGCAGCATTAGCTGATAATTCAAGAGATAAATTATATGCAAAAACCTCAATAGTATAAGTACCTTTTTTTGTATCTAAAAGTTCAAAATCACTACTGAATACAACCTGTGAAATATAGTTATTATCTTCAAATTTATAATTTACTAAATACTGAGTCACTCCCTGTACAGGTTGCCAATCTACTATCAACTTACTTCTGGCAATACTGTTAATAACGACTGTTTTTTCTGTAACGGTAAGGTTACTTGGGGGTGATACAGGTGCATTTAATAATGAAATATTTCTAACAGGAAGAGACGTATTATCTTCTATAAATGCATATTTACCTTCAACATAAGTCAAAGCTGTTATTACATAATTAATATCATCCTGTTCTTCAACTTGTATGACTCTGAATAATTGTGTCTGAAGAGTTGTACTTGATATAACGTAAGGTGCATTAACATTTGGTGCAGAAGAAAAAGCAGAACTTACTGTTAAGACTGCTCCTGTAATGTCAGATATACTTTTAGATTCAATAGTTCCATCAGATAAAACAATACTGATTGTAGGATTATCATTTAAGGCAGGTAAAGTTGTTTCTGATTCTGCATCTATTGTTATTCCAGTTGTTGTTGCAGATACAACACGACCACCTCTTCTAGCTCCTGCTCTTACTGGATCGTTCACCTCAATCACAGATCCAGGCCTTACAACGACACCAGAATCTATAGAAGTGGTAAA